AGGAACAGCAACAGTCTTACCGTTGTGTGTCTCATCGTGGGTATGCAGAGCAAATGCAGAGCCAGATAGACCGAGAACAAATGCTGCTGTTAGGAAAAACTTATTCATACTTATTCACCTTTCAATTATTACTTACGCTTACGACCCTTTAGGCGACGTGCCTTACGTTTCTGAGAGCCGATCTTTCTACGTCCCTTACGAGGACGATTCTTATGTGGCCATGCCATATAACACCTCCATTGTTAATAATGTATATTATACCTTATTTTTCAAAAAAGTCAAATGTTTCTTATGAATCTTGCACGAGATCCAAGTATTATACCATTGATCTGATTCTAACACACTATTTTCAAATTGATATTTTGCTTCGAAATAAGACATCTCTCCTTTAGAAGTGCATAATCTAAGAATCTCTCTTCTGAATTGATTTTTACCAAATATATTTACGTGTTGATTTAACTCTTCGTTAGATCCAAAGTAGTCTTTCCAATCGGATTCTACTTTGTATCTTTTCTTTTTACCTTTGACTTGTTTTGATTTTGAGAAATAAAAATTTTTCTTACCGATATACTTTTTTTCGGTACGAAGATTAGTAATAAGATAAACGAATCCGATGTAATTGCCAATATCTTCTAAGATTTCACCTTTGTATGTCCACATCCCGAATCTCCTTCGGGATATTTATCCTACCAGCCGTAATATTATTTTGCGCTCTTATATCTTTATTATTCCAAGTCCAACATTCACCAGATTCTTCTTGAAAACAAACCCAATACAAATCGTGTTCAAACCCATAATCAATAAGAAAATGCGCTAATGCTTTGCCCTTTGGTGTTAGCAAAGGTATAGGAGGATCAATACGTATCAATCTTCGTATTCTTCATCTTCTATTTCTTCGTCTTCTTCATGATAACCAATTAATTCACAGATTGATTCAATAAATTCTAAAGAATATTCAGACACGCTATCTGTCTGATAGATGTCTTCTGCACATTCAATTTTATGTTCTTTTATAAATTCTCTACAAAGATCGAATAATTCTGCGTCAACCTTCATTTATTCTTCCTTATTTTTGTTTTGTTGATAAATTACTGAACCATAAATCTCCTCATAAGACATACCATCACTGGGTCCAGGATCTTTTATTAAAGATGCAGCCATAGAAGTAGACCATGAAGAATTATATGGTTGGCTTGTGTTACAAGTAATTCTACTAGGACAATTGTTATGCGAACAAACATATCCCATAGGTTTCAATCTACCAAGACTATCAGTGAAAGACATTCCACAGACTTTACATTTCTGTTCGCCATAGTCTAATCGGCCAACAGAAGGTGGAAGGACCATCTGGTCCTTCCATAATTTTCCTATTTCCATACCATCTTGGAAACCTTGTTTGTATCCATCTTTCCATTCTTCGCTCATATCTCGCAATTCCCCGCTGTACAAGCCAATGTCTGAACGCCTTCTACGTTGTCAACCATTTCAATTAAACTATCCCAATCAACAGTCGTCGGAATATTTATGATTGTGTTTTCATACTCTTCCTTTGTGATTGTCTCATACGGAGCCTGACGATATGTACCACCATCGTATGGTAGGAATGAAACTCCTGACATTTCATCAAAGTGATCATAAACCCATGCGCCAACACGTGGCCATTCTGCTTCTGTCACGTTAATAGTAACAGATGGCTTGTGCTCGCACCAATGACGCTGATACTTCAACCAAAGTTCTAGATGATCAATAGCAGATACATTCTCTCTTGTGATTGAAGTTTCTGGTAACTTCATTGGGAATGTAAATACCGTAGTAGAATGAGGCTTAGTAACGTCAGGCTCATGAGGAACACCTGCATCAATAAGATGTTTCGTGAGAGGGTCTTTGTTATCAGAGCGTACACGACGGTAATAATAACGGTCATGGCCTGGATGAATACCGGAAGGACTAAGAACAAGTTGAGAAACTGTTCCGCTTGGTTTGACGCAGGTAATAGCTACTGACTGATTAATTCCAAGTTTCTCGCTCCATTCCTTATTCGTATCAATAGCAACCTGACGTAGACGTTCTAGACGTGCAGGCAATTCAGGATCATTATAATCATTCATCAAAGGATTATCATAGATACCAGTGAATGAAACGCCAAGTAGTCTTTCTTCTTCTGTATTCTTCTGCCATACCTTACGTAGATATGGGAAGTATGTCATAGTTGACTGAAATGTACCAAGTATTGTTGCAATCTTAATCTTCTTTGACAAACTATTTTCAGTATCACTGTCTCGTATAACGACTTCTGTAAGGTTACAGAATTGATAAGGGCGCAAGATAATTTCAGAGCAGGGATTAGTTCCGAATTCAAACGATGGGTCTCTTCTACCGTTTTTGCGTGCCACTCTCTGAGATGCATCTCGACTAAAGATTCCTCTTTCGCCCGACTTCGATTCATAGATCGCGAGCCATTCTGCCATGAACTGCCCGACATCAGGCTTTTCGGTATATACTGCTGAATTGTTTGATAGAGCTCTTTGAACATTTGCTTCCCACCACTGTCCTGCTTTTGCGTGACGCATGCGGTCGTCAGAGAGATTAGATAAACTAATCATTGCGGATCGGCGTACGCCTCCGACGACAACAACTTCACCGATCTTACACATAATATCGTGACACTCTAGAGAAGTCAACTTACGACCATGTGCGTTTTTAAAGATACGGATAACAAACTTAAATAAATCATTTAGTGGTTCTGGGCCAGAAGAACGGCCACCGAATGTCTTCAGCGGTGCACCGGCTGGTCGTAGATTAGATAGATCCCACTTTGGAACTTCTCCTGCATAAAGCAATGAGATAAGCATACGTAATGCTTTTGACCAACCTTCTTTAGAATCACGAACTGTGATAACAGTATCACAATCATAAAGCTGATCTGGAATTTCTGGTAGCTTATTAACATACTGACGTTCAACAGAAAATCCAACACCAGTGCCATTCATAAGAATGCACATTGCTTCATCGAATGCTTTAGGATCATCAATTGGTAGATACGAACAATTATAACCAGCAACATTATCTCGATCAAGAGCCTTACCAGCGGTCATTAGTGCTCGCATCGATGGCATAACTTCTAGATTACGAATAGCGTTGAATACTTCTTTCTTTAGTTTTTCATCTTCAATTTTTACCTTATCAAACATATAATCAACATAACGTTGAACAGTTTCATGCCAATGTTCTCTTCGATTCTTCTCTGGAAGGAATCTTGCATATCTTGATTTGTGAATATACTGCTGGTATACGTTCATATCTGTCATTCTACTACCTCTTTCCCTACGTCTGGACCAAAGTCCACCGCTCTATGATTTTCTCTTTTATAAATAAATTTCTTTTTCTGTTCCGGAGTCCATGACGCTGAATGGTTATTCAACTCATCGAACATCCTTATATATTCTTCTTCTGATATGACCCTATGCGAGAAGATATCTTCACTAACATGTTCTTGTGCAAATTCTTCAAGTTTAGTTGAATCATTCAAACAATCAATAACATCATCAAGTGCATATTCATTCGGTTCATCATCATTTAGTTCAACCGCATAAACGTGACGAAACATAGAAATTGTTTCAACTAATACGATTTTTGTCATACTTCTTTTCCATTTCCATAATCTGTTTATACTGTTTCAGACCTTCTTCCTTGCCATGAATAGCTTGAATGTTTTTAAGAAGATTTTCGTCGGCGTGTTTATATTTGTCTTTTGCCTTTTTTATTGCTTCTTCAGAACTATTCCATTCAACTAGTTGCCAGTTAGGGCAAAGTGTTCCTTTCCAGTTTTTCATACACTCACAAGAATCTTTTACTTTGGGGTCATATACTTTACACTGGCCATATGTGTTTTTGATATAATCACTCATCACCAAAACTTCCACCAAGGTTTAGTTTTAAAAGGACGGAAACATCTATCGCAACTCGTAGGTGTTCCTTTATAAGGTTTAATCTCAATCTCTGGATACCAATACTCTTTTAATGACGGGAAGTGTTTTAGAATCTCTTCCTGTGCAGCAATAGCAACCTGACGGTGTTCCTTCTGTGTGCCTTCTTCGGATCTAACGTCAATGTAGTGAATCCAGGAACGAAGCGTCCCTGACATATATAGACGGGTTGCGGTTAGACCTTCTGGTAGAACTGCTCTTGCTTGTTCTTTGGCAATACCATGTTCAATAAAATCTTTATAAACTTTTACACATTCGTCTGTGATATATTCTTGTGCCGCAGCAAATTCATGTTGCAACCTTCTATCATCCGTCTCAATACTATTCTGACGGTTCTTGGCATCCTGCAATCGTGCTTCTCTCGTTACAAACTGCATGTCCTTAGTCGGATCGGCATAACGCTGACTAAACTCCTGAAATGAGAACGAACGATGGCGAATGATCTGATGCGAGATATCACGGGTTGTATTGATTTCCATTGTGATAGACACCATCTCAAAAGGACTCCAGTGCTTATGCTCAATCAGATACTTTAGAAG